TGTCAAGCGTGCGCTGGTGGCCACGCTCGGCTCCAGTCTTGGCAGCGCGGGCCATGGCGGCGTCGAGCTGTTCGCGATCCACCCACTCGCGGTCCATGAACTTCGTGGTCTGGAAGCTCATGTTCAAGTTCACGCCACTGCCGCCTTCCTGACTGGTGGACCTGTCGCTGTTCATCATGCTGCGCAGGTTCTGGTGGTTGGTGATGCCGCCGCTCTGACCGGGCACGAACAGCTCGGGACCACGCTCACCCACCAGCACCGGCGTATTCACTGGGGTGGAGCCGCCGCTGGCGAAGATGCCACCGGGGAACATCTTGCCGGTGCTCAGTGGGTTGAAGCCGGAGCCGAAGGCGCCACCACCAAAGCCAGCACCTGCCACACCAAAGATCGCTCCAGCAATCCCCGCGATGCCGCCAAAGATGTCACCACCGGCTCCGACCCCAGCCATGCCCGCCAAGGATGAGCCCATAGCGGTCAATGCCGCTGTGTTCTGGTAGGTCGCAGCCGTATTGGCATTAGTGGCAAGAGTTTGCGGGTTGAATAGCCCTGTCAGAGCATTGGTGAGCATGTCCTCCAGGGGACGCAATGCAATATCAAGCAAGCGATCGCCAAGGCTGCCGAGCATGTTGCTCAATGCAGCTTTCACATCACCACCAGTCACAGCCGCCTTCAACGCTTCCTTGAAGCCGCCAGTAATCGTGCTACTAATGCCCTGTGCGTCAGATTTGGCTTGATCCATCGCAGCGCGTTGATCAGCTAGCGCCTGCGTTCGTTGCGCTTCAGCATCAAGCTGCCCCAATAGCCCCGGTTGCGCTGCGATTTGCGCGTTGATGGCATCAAGAATCCTTTGTCGCTCAGCTCTGGTTTCCGCCGTGATTCCCTTTTCTTCGGCAAGCGCGGTGGCTTGTTGCCGAAGCACCTCAAGCTCTTTTGTCTTGCCTTCCACCAACTGTTGATTTGTTGCCAGCTGCTGCGCCAGTTCGGGCTTGACGCCATCACGGATCAAACCAAGCGCAACCTCTTCGATCCTGTTCTTTTCCTGGGCTGCCTTCAGAGATGCCTGTTGCTCTACTGTCAGCGCTTTATAGCTGCCAGCCAGTTCAGCTGTAATCTCCTTTTCCTTCTGCAGTATTTGAAGCTTGCGATCTTCTTCGACCGCATTGGTAAGTTGCTGATTAGCCTTCTCAAGTCCAGGCGATGTAGTAGGGATGCTGCCTGTAGGAACAATGTTGTTAGCAGGAGCTGAGACACCACTCCTCGATCTTTCCGCTGCCAGCTGCTTCTCGTAATAGGACTTCAACTGGGCGTAGCTCTTGCCACCCTGCCCGTAGTAGCTCGTACCAGTCTTCAGAGTGGGGAAGCTTGCCCACTCAGGCGCCAAGCGATCAGCGACCTGCGGAGTGAAGCCATTGGGCAGCAGCGGATCAACACCGCGTCGCTTGATCAGGGCGACCGCGCCTCGATCTTGACGCTCTGGCGTAAATGCCCCGCCACCAATGCCGTCCCACGTTGTCGAAAGGAATTGATAAGCGCCAGCAGCATCAGAGGCATAACCACCACCCCGTTGCAACTGACGCGGGTGACGACTTAAATCACTGAACTGCCGCCCAGTAAACATCGTGTTGTAGCCATTCGGCCCTGCCGTGCCTTCTGCAAAACGGATCGTTTTCAGCAGGGCCCGTGTTTCAGGCGCCAAAGCCCCGGCTGCAATATCGCCAATCTTGGTGTTACTGCCGCCACTGGACCCTCCGCCTCCGCCAGGGTTCATCTGCACGCTTTCCAAGATTTCCTTGGCTTGCTGCGCACCCTTCACCATTAGGTCTTGGATGTTCTGCCCAGCTTTCCGCAAGATGCTGTCCGTCTCGCGCGTATAAGCCAGCTGCATCTCGCCAAGCTGGCGCTGAGTCTCACGCTTGAAATCCGTCAGCCTTCGCTCAATCTCAACGCGGCGTTGCGTTGCGTTGAACTCAATCTCTCGACGACTGCGAGCAGCATCCTCAAGGATTTTTGCCGTATCTTGCGCAGCTTGCATTGCAGCGACATCCTGCCCGCCACCGGCTGCCGCACCAATGGCAAGATCCCCAGAAATCTGACGGGTCAAACTTGCAGCGCGACTAGCCGCCTGCTCGTTTGCAAAGTCTTGCTTAATCCATTCGTCCCTAATCTGACGCTCTAAATCAGCAATGCGCTCTAGCTGTTGGCGCCTGTAGTCAGCGACCTGCTCCTCATAGCCCAGGCGTGCTTCCGCCAGCGCTCGCTCTGTCGTGAGATTGACATCTGCAATCTTTTTAGCGTTCTCCTCGTTCAGCTTTGCAATCTGCGCTTTTGCGTCAGCTTCTGCTTTCTTTTGCGCATCAGCCGCAAGCTTGGCTCGCTCTTTTTCGTCTGCCGCAGGATTGCCTTTCTTGGCTGCGTTGTTGGCTTGACCGCGAATTGCAGAGTTCAGCGCCAACCCTTGCCCAAAGCCTGGGATCAGAAAAGCAAGTGCTGGATTCTGATCGACAAAGCTAATGATGTCCTTGAGTCGAGAAAGCACAAAGTCAAACACTTGCCCGAGCGGGCCGTTGTGTAACTTGTCCACACTGCTGCCAACCTTGTCAATAATGGCCAGCAACCCATCAAGTGTTTCAGCAATCTTGTTAATGCCAGCCACAATTGCAGGTGTGACTGCCGTGCCAATCTTCTGTTGCAATTTCTCCCAGCTGCCCAGCATTTGCTGAATAGCGCGGTCCATGGTGGTGCCACCGCGCTCAGCACCTTTGTAGAAGCTTGCGCCTTCCTTGGTGAGATCTTGCAGCGCTTTGACCACGAGGGGGTAAGCGATCCTTCCCTCCTCTGCCATTTTCATGATCTCGGCAGTGCTCTTGCCGGTGACCTTTGAAAGAGCATCAAAGATCGGGATGCCAGCCATCCCGAACTGCTTCAGATCAACTGTGTACGCCTTGCCCAGGCTGGCAATTTGCGCAAAGTTGACCGAGAAGCGCTGCAGCTTCTCGTTGTCGCCTAACGCTAAATCACCAAGCATCTTGACGGCGGCGCCAGCGTTTTGCGCTTCAATGCCATAAGCGCTCAATGTCTTGGTTGCCTCAAGCAGCCCAGGCAGGCCAAGGCTGGTGCTGTCAGCCGTCCGCTGCAAGCTTGCGATGATCTGATTGGTAACTTTCAGATCCTTCGTGAACAGCGTCAGCTGTTGACGATTGCGTTCAATCTCATTGTTAAACGTCACCGCAGAAGCAGTGACCGCGACAATGCCAGCGGCAGCCGCCACACCAGCTGTTGCAACGGCGCCAAGACCAATGGCAGCTGCAGAGCCACCACCCTTCATCCCAGCGAGCGCCCCCTCCATCGAGGCGATCTCCTTCTTCAGCCCTTCGCCGCCAATTCCGCCCTTGTAGTTCAGCTGGATCTTCTTGGCGTCTATCGCCTTTTGCAGAAGAGCAATCTCTGCCGCAGTAGCACGCGCTTGGGTTTGCGCGTCCTTCAGCCCGCGGTTGAAGCTGATAATCCCATTGGTTGCGGCGCCAAGTCGTCCAGGCAATGCACCGACAACATTGCTCAGCGCGTCGAGCTTGACCCCTTCAACGGTCCGCTGCAGACTTTCCGCCTGCCGAGTGAATTGCTGCAGCGCCTGCGAGCCCTTCGCCTTGAACTCAATATCGACGGCGTAGGTCGTCGCCATGGGCTAGGGCTCTTGCGTAAACCCAGCCTACCGACGACGCCTTGCCTTCTCCATCGCCTCACGTTCCTGATCGGCACGTTCGCTATAGAACACGTGCCAAAGCAGCATCTCGTGAGGCGTCATCCGCTCCCGCAGCTCAGAAAGCGTCTTGCCCAGCTTCTCCGCTATCACCAGCTGCAGCATCAGCTCGCCGTCCTTTGCGAGTTCCTTCTGAAGGGCTTTTGATGTCGGCCTTTTCAGTCGCTACAACAGCCTCCTCTTCAATCTCGACAAATGCCTTCACCTGAATCGCCTCGATCAGATCGGCGGGGAAGTCATTCTTCAGCTCAGCGATCTGAGCCATGGAGAACAGAGGATTGCCGTTGCTGTCACGGCACTTCTGCACCAACAGCGTTAGCGACACCTCATCAGGCTTCCTGGCCAACTGCTGCGCACGCTCACGTTCGGCCAGCGTCAGCGGTGTGGTGTAGAACTCAAATGTCCCGCCGTTGGGCAGCTCAACACTGCGCTTGCGCGGCTTCATGTCGATGCCAGCCTTCAGCTTGGCGATGGCGTCTTGCATTTAGTCATTCGTGACTCACTCATAGTCTAGGGAGAAGGGGAGACCAGCCCCCCTTGCAACCCTGGAGGGAGTCACCACCTCCGCGCCAAGGCTAGCCGGCAATAAAAAACCCCACCGAAGTGGGGCCGAGTCATCCTTGCCCTCCCAGTCTGATCAGGTCAGGCTGAGATTGAACAGGTGGGTCGGAGGACCAGACAGGTTGAAGTTGATCGACGCCACCAGGGCATCGCTGGTGTTCACCGAGATGGAGAAACCTGCCAGGGACACCGGCGCCTCGATGTAGGAGGAGAGGGTGTCGTCAAGCACGTTGCCCGCACCTTCAACGGCTTTCACGTACAGCTTCACCGTCGCGCCAGCCTGGCTCTTGAGGAGCGAGTTGGCGATCAGGCGGCCGCTGGTGCTGGTCTGGTCACCGCTGAACAGAACGTTCATGGTGCCGGAGCCGCTGGCGAAGCCAGGGATCGTGGTGCGGAAGCTGGCGTACTTCTCGGCTGCACCGCCGATCTTGCAGGGCAGGGTGGTGATGTCGATCTCCTCGCGGGAGAAGTCCATCGACCATTCCTGCACCATGCAGACCAGATCAAATTCGCTGTAGGCGATGTTGATGTGGCCGGTGCTGTTTTCACGCGCAGTGGTGAGCGTGGCAGTACCCGTGAAGGCGGTGGTGGGTGCAGTGGCGTCAATCGCGGCGCCGGTGGCGTTACGGCCGCCGGTCAGGGTGATGCCGCCAGCTGCTGTGGTGTAGCCAGTGCCGGGGGTGGTGACGGTGATGGCGCCAGCGTTGATGGCACCACCGGCAGGAACGACCACCGTGGCGCGAGCGCTGGTGGCAGTGCCCTGCACCAGGCGCACATCGGTGTAGGTGCCAGGGGCATAGCCCACACCAGCCGTGGCGGCAGCCAGGCTGCCCACGCCGGAGCCGGCGTTACCGCCGAGGCCGTCGAGGGTGATAGCCACACCGCCCTTGGTGGCGGACACCGAGATCGTGGTGGTGGTTTTATCCACCACGTAATACTTGGTGCTGGCAGTCAGCTTGGGGTCCAGAGTTGCGGCACCGTCGGTGGTGAACACCACGGGGTCGTTGATCTGGAAGTCGTGATCACCGGGGACGGTGATCAGCTTGCCGGCGGGGAAGTCAGATGCGTCCTTCAGGCAGTGCTTGACGCCTGCAGGCTTGAAGGTGACGAGACCATCGCTTCCAGTCAGCGCGGTCGTGTTGCACGATACGGGCACTTGAGTACCTCAAAGAGACGAC